GGAGCGACTTGCCGTGTTTTCCACCATCGACCAGGTATTCAACTGGCCCGCCAGTACCCGCATCCGCACCCTTGGCCCGACGGGCGATTTCGTCGGTCAGCGTCCGGTGCAAATAGATGATGCGACGTATTTCCGTGATGCCTCAACGAACGTGTCGTATGGCATCAAGATGATTAACCAAGAGCAATACGACAACATTGCGGTTAAGACGGTTACGTCTACTTACCCGCAGATTCTCTGGTACAACGCGACCTACCCTGACATTGAAATCTATCTCTACCCCGTGCCAATGCGGGTGTTGGAGTTTCATTTCATTTCGGTAGAAAAACTGACGGAACCCGCAACACTAGACACGGCGCTGACGTTTCCGCCGGGCTACCTGCGTGCGTTTCGCTACAACCTTGCCTGCGAACTTGCGCCGGAGTACGGCGTTGAACCTTCGCCGCAAGTAAAGCGTATTGCGATGTACAGCAAGCGCGATCTGAAGCGCATCAATAACCCGGATGACGTGATGGCAATGCCAGCGGCACTGATCATCAACCGTCCGCGCTTTAACATCTATACGGGCAACTTCTAATGAAGTCTCCGATTCTGGGTAGCAGCTACGTTATTCGTAGCGTCAACGCTGCCGACAATCGGATGGTGAACTTGTACCCCGAAGTAATTGCGGAGGGTGGCAAGGAGCCTGCGTATCTACAGCGCTGCCCAGGCTATACGCTCAAAGCCGCGATTGGCGAAGGGCCGATTCGTGGTTTGTATACACTCGGCGATTACCTTTACGTGGTATCGGGCAACGGCTTTTATGCCGTCAACGCCGCTTTCGATTACACCGCATATCTGACGCTAGAAGATGGCGGATTGATGCTGCTAGAAGATGGCGGCGACATCGAACTTGAGGCGTACACAGAAATTGGGTATGTCAGCGGCACCGGGCCAGTATCAATGGCCGATAACGGCACGCAGATATTTATTGCTGCAAATCCTGATGGCTATATCTACAACAGCAACACGGACGTGTTCGCGCAGATTACCGACGAGGACTTTCCAGGCGCGGTCACGGTTGGTTATCTTGACGGCTATTTCGTTTTCAACGAACCCAACAGTCAGCGCGTATGGGTCACGTCGCTGTTTGATGGCACGTCAATCGACCCGCTTGACTTTGCCTCTGCCGAAGGCTCGCCCGACGGCTTGGTGTCGCTGATTATCGACCACCGCGAAGCGTGGCTTTTTGGCACCAATAGCGTAGAGGTCTGGTACAACAGCGGCGAGGCGGACTTCCCGCTGTCGCGCATCCAAGGCGCTTACAACGAAATCGGATGTATTGCGCCCTACTCCGTCGCCAAAATGGACAACAGCGTGTTCTGGCTTGGCGCCGACGCTCGTGGTCAGGGCATTGTGTATCGAGCGCAGGGCTATCAGGGCGTGCGCGTATCGACCCACGCCGTGGAATACGCCATTCAGCAATACGCCAATCTTGCCGATGCGACGGGCTACACGTATCAGCAGGACGGTCACACGTTTTATGTGTTGAACTTTACGGATGCCGATACGACGTGGGTGTACGACGCCGCGACTGGCGCATGGCACGAGCGGGCGGCATACCGTAATGGCGACTTCAAGCGCCATCGTGGCAACAACCATGCGCGGTTTAACAATCAAGCGCTGATCGGCGACTTTGAAAACGCCAACATTTATGCCTTTAGCCTTGACGTATTTAGCGACAACGGCGAGACGCAAAAGTGGCTGCGTTCGTGGCGTGCGCTGCCGACAGGCGCCAACAACCTCAAGCGGTCAACGCATCACTCGCTGCAGATTGACTGCGAGACGGGCGTGGGCCTAAGCGGTTATGGGCAAGAGGACTACACCTACCTTGGCTCGCAATCTCTAGAAATACTAGAAACGCAGAACGACCAAGACATTATCTTGGAATTCACGCCGACTGTAGGCGCCGTGCCGCAGTTGATGATGCGTTGGTCGGATGACGGCGGGCATACCTACACGGAGCCGCGCACGGCCTCGATGGGCCGCATCGGCAGATACGGCACCCGTACTATCTTCCGCCGCCTTGGCATGACGACAAAGCTGCGTGACCGCGTGTACGAGATCAGCGGCACCGATCCTGTCAAGATTGCGATTAACGGCGCAGAACTGACGATCAGCGAGACAAACGCGTAATGCCAAACATTACGAACATCCCTGCGCCGCGAGTTCCGTTCATAGATGAGCGGACGGGTCTTATTTCGCGTGAATGGTTCCGCTTCCTGAACAACCAGTTTGTGTTGACGGGCAGCGGCACGACGGCGACCAGCATCGCTGACCTTGAAGTCGGGCTTGGCATTTCGCCTGATACCGACGACGTAACGGCAGTGCTGCAATCGGAAATAGAGGCGCTGCAAGCGGCGCCGACGCGATACGAGCCAAACCCGGTCAACTACGGCCAGTTTTACGATACGACGACGCAGACGGCAGCGGCGATCAACACTGCGTATGCCATGACGTTTAATACGTCATCAAACCGTTATGGCGTGTACATTGATCCCGTTAATACGTCGCACGTAAAAGTTACTCGCCCCGCTGTTTACAATATGCAGTTCTCGCTGCAACTTGATAAGACTTTAGGCGGCGTAGGGTTGTTTTATGTATGGGCACGTATCAACGGCGTAGACGTTCCGTACTCCGCTTCGCAAGTACGCATCCAAGGCAACAACGCCGAAATCTTCGTGGCGGCTAACCTTTTTGTATCCATGTCAAATGGCGATTACTTCCAGTTGATGTGGGCGGTTGATGATACGTCCGTGCAGATTTTGGCAACAACGGCTGCACCGCCGGTTCCAGCAATTCCGTCAGTCATCCTTACTATGACGCAGGTATATATATGACCGTATATCTTTCGGCTCTCGCAGGGGCGGGCGCACAGTTCTTTACCGACGACGGCTCTGTGCTGTCGGGCGGCAAGATTTACACCTACGCGGCTGGCACGACGACGCCGCGCACGACTTACACGTCATCGTCGGGAATTGTCGCCAACCCCAACCCCATCATTCTGGATTCGGACGGGCGATTGCCAAACGACTTGTGGCTGACGGCAGGGCTGACGTACCGTCTTGTCGTCACTGATTCCACAAACGTCCAGATCGGCTCGTATGACGACATTCCCGGCATCAACGACGGGTCGGTCATTTCGGTGCCGTTTTCGTCGATTACCGCCAAGCCCACGACCCTTGCGGGCTACGGCATAACGGATGGCGTTACAACGACGGCAGCGGCTGCGACCTACGCGCCGATTGCCTCGCCGACCTTTACCGGCACCCCGCAGATTCCCGATAACGCCGCGACTAGCACTAATTATCCTGTCGGCTATCGAGAGGCGCCGCGTAACGAACAAACCGCTAACTACACGCTGGTGGCTGCTGATGGCGGCAAGTCAATCGTTATGGGTAATGGCACGGCCACTGCGTTAACGGTGACGATCCCGGCCAACGCGACCGTGGCGTTCCCGATTGGCACCGTTATCATTTTCGTGAACATCAATACCGTCGGCCTATCTATCGGAATTACGACCGATACGCTGACGCTGGCTAACAGCACGACGACCGGCACCCGTACCTTGGCGCGTAACGGCCTTGCCACCTGCGTCAAGATCAACACGACTTCGTGGCTGATCAGCGGAGCGGGGCTGACCTAATGGGTGGCGCTACGCTCGCAGCCGCGATTGCAGGCACGACCGGCGGAGCCGGTGCGGGCGTCTTTGACCTATCCGAAGGTAGCGGCACTATCAGCATCCCGGCAGGTTTTACCTCGCTGACCATTGAAGTGTGGGGCGGGGGAGGCGGCGGAGGTTTCGGCACCGTGACCTATGCGGGCTATCCTGAGTTTGAGCCGCAGGACGCGCCGGGAGGTGGCGGTGGTGGTGGCGCCTATAGCAAGACCATCGTGGCGATTGGCGGCGGCGACACCGGCAAGACTATTTCCTATAGCGTCGGCGCAGCGGGCGCTGGAGGCGTTCTAGGCAACCCCGTGGGGTACGCAGGGGGTACGTCCTCCGTGTTCTCCGGCACGTTTACCGTTGCCATAATGACCTGCACGGGCGGCAACGGCGGCTACGGTGGCTTGGGGGTCAACGGCGGTCGGCAAGGCACGGGCGGTACGGCCACGGGCGGCAACACGACCAATACCAACGGTAACGGCGGGGCGTCCTTCGACCAGTCAGGCGCAACGGCGATTGCGGGCGTAAACTCGCTTACGGGTGGCGCGGGCGGTAACGGCGGCGACCCTGAAGTCGGCGGTAGCGCGGGTAGTGCCGGGTCTAACGGTCGGGTCAGATTCGTATTCAGTTGAGGTCACTATGGCAGTTCAAGTCAAAGTCCTGATCCCGTCCAAGATTGCGGAGTCTTCGCAGACGACGCAGTACACGGCTAATAACGTGACGACCATCATCGACAAGTTCACGGCGACGAACTACGACTCGTCGGCTCGAACGATCTCGGTAAACCTAGTGTCGGCCCTTGATGTGGCGGGTAACAACAACCTTGTCATCAAGACCAAGACCCTGCTGCCGTCGGAAACCTACACGTTCCCCGAGCTTGTCGGCCACGCCCTGTCTCCGGGTGGATACATTTCGACCCTTGCCTCAACCGGCACGGCTATCAACATCCGCTCGTCGGGGAGAGAGATTTCGTGACCGAAGCCGAGGAAAGCCTGCTGCGCCATTTTGAGGCGTGGGAACTGCCGCAGAACGCGACCGCGTGGCTCTTGGACCTGTGGAACATCACCCAGTTCCTTGATGACATCGTGGATGGCGACCTCGTGCGCCCCCAAGCCGCCCATGATGCCGTCTGGAAGATACTCGTGACGTTCCCCGGCAACCCATTTTTCGTCGCAAACGCCTCTGCCCTGCAGACGGCTCTGGCGACCGCTATCCTCAAGTGGGAGGCGTCCCATACCGCCGAGCGTACCAATATGGCCGATGAGCGGTCTTATATGTGGCGAGCGGCCTATTACGACATCGTTATGCTTGTAGTCCTATTGTGCCAAGGCTACGAGTCTGCTATGGCAAAAGCCCCGTCCGTGATGGCACTATACGGCGAGAAATTCTCGGACTACCGAGCGGAGTTTCCCAATGCCTAATCCGGCTGCTGCAATCCCGGCAGTTGCGTCTGTAGCTAGCAGTGCTATTGCATCTCGCTCGGCCAGTAAAGCAACTCGTGCCCAAGTCCAAGCCGCTGAACAGCAACGCGCCCTTGAGCGCGAGATGTTTGAGCGCCAACAGGCGCTGCAAGAGCCTTTCCGGCAGTTGGGGTTGGAAAACCTTAACCGCTTGGCAGGGCTTTACGGCGAAGGCGGTGCGTATGCTCGCGCTCCGGGCATGGAAGAAATCCAAATGGACCCCGGCTACGCTTTCCGGCTTGCCGAGGGACAGAAGGCGCTTGAGCGATCTGCGGCGGCGCGAGGCGGTTTATTGTCCGGCAGAACGCTGAAAGGCACGCAGCGATACGGGCAGGAGTTGGCCTCGCAGGAATTTGCTAACGCTTATGAGCGAGCGATGGCCCAGCGTGCGCGAGTGTCTAATGCGTTGCTTGGGGTCGGCCAGTTTGGCCCATCTGCGGCAACAGCAATCGGCGGCGCTGCACAGCGTTACGCAACGGGTGCGGGTGGCGCAATCAGCGACATTGGTGCTGCGCGAGCAAGCGGCTATGGGCAACAGCAAAACATCTTGCAAAACGCCTTGAACCTTGCTCTGCAGGGATATGGGCAATACCGCGAAAACCAGTTGCAGCCCGTTACCATTCGATCCCGGCCTAGCAGTTACAGTTACACCACCCCGACTATTTATAACGATCAAAACGCCACATTCGACTAATTGAATGTTGTAGTGGAGCGCGGCATGGCAGACCAAAATCAGTTGATGATGATTAACCCGTTCGAGGCGATTGAAACAGGTCGCAAGCGGGCGTATGCCGGTTATGAAGCCGGGCAGGCTGCGGCACAGCGCGAAGCGTTAAACGAACTGTACGCGCTGGCGACTGATCCGCGCACCGGTCAAGTTAATATGAACGCGCTGTATAGCGGACTGGCGCAGCGCCGGATGGGTTCCATTATCCCCGGTATGCAACAGGCACAGGCAGATATTGCTTTTAAGCAAGGGCAAGCTGCTAAGCAAATTGAAGAAGCCGATAAGATTTTTTGGGATGGCGCACGCAATCAACTTGCGACTATCCCAGATAACGACCAACTGGCGTATCGAACATGGGCTTCTAGGGTCGTGCAGCGAGCGCCGTGGGCTGCTCAGTATTTGCCAGAAACGCTGACTAAAGACTCAAAGCGCCAGTTGCTGATGACGGCAGATGCCGCATTGCCGAAGGGCGTAGAAGTTCAGCGCGGCGGCGGCACAGGCTTTTACGATCCGTACACTGGCAGCCAGATTGGCGCGACTATTGAAAACATTCCAAAACCAGAGGCCGTTATTCGGCAAGAAGAGCGAGTTGCTCGTGCTGGGGCGCCACCGTCGCCGTCGAAAAAGTTTACAGAAACTTTCGGCGCAAACATTGCAACTCAGTTCGACAATCTTTACACGCAAGCGCAGAGTGCGGAGTCAAGCTTGGACTTGTCGCGCCGGTTGCAGCCACTTCTCAATAATCCGAAGTTTATATCTGGAACCTTGGGTAATGTGCGATTAGAGATTGCAAAAGCACTTGGATTGCCTGGCGCAGAAGAAACGCAAGCATACTTTGCAGGCATTGGCGGTCAAGTCGCGCAAATTATTAAATCGTTTGGCGCTGGTACTGGATTGTCGGACGCTGATCGTAAGTTTGCCGAACGCATGGCTGGTGGTAGCGAAGAACTTACTGTTGAAGCAATCAAGAAAATTGTGCGCTTGAATAATGAAGCGTCTAAATTTGTTATCAACCGGTATAACAAACGCCGTAGCGAACTCGGAAAGGAAGAACCGAAGCTTCCGGATTATTATCCAGAAATACGCGCAATTGTTCGAGAAGGCACTGCTGATGGTCGCCGCGTAGTTGAATACAGCGACGGAACGATTGAATATGCCGATTGATCCTAAAAAGGTTCAATGGGATGACCAGGCGCCTGTTATGCAAACAGGGCCAGCGACCGCCCCATCGGCAAAAATTGATCCCAGCAAAATTCAATGGGACGACGAAAAGACGACGGAGCCTTTAGTCCGTGGTCGCACTCTTGTGCAGACCATTGGAGAAGGCATTGTCAATTTGCCAAGTTCGTTGGTAAAACTTGGCAAGGACACAATTGAAGGATTTAAGTCGCTGAAGGACGTAGCGCCAGAAGCCGGAGCAAGGTTTTTGGCTGCAAAGTATGGCGACCCTGCCTCTCGCAAGATTATTGTCGATGCCGCGAAATCGCTTGGCGGATATTTTGCGGATACTTACGGCGACTACGAATCCGCTAAAAACAAGTTTGCAACTGATCCTGCTGGCTTTCTCGCCGACATTTCAACGATATTTGGTCTTGGCGCCGCAGTAACGCCGGGTAAGGCCGGTGTTGTATTGGAGCGAGCCGCGACGATAACTGATCCAACGCGCCCCGCGACGGTTGCCGCTGAGAAAGTTATCCGAGGCACTGGCAAAATAGCGGGCCGAGTTGTAGATGTCTCTAAAGGTCAGCGCATAGATGTAAAGGCGGGAAAAATTGCACGTGAAGCTGCAGGCGAAGCGTTGCCAGAACTCCAAGCCGCTTTGCGTGGCCCGCAGCCGACCACAACTGAATTAGCCGCGCCCGGCGTAATGATGATTGATCGTCGCCCGCCTACCGCTGCAGAGGCGGCAGCGCCCGTAGAAGCGCCGGAGTTTCAAGCACTAGCCGCACGAGTGGCGCAACGGCCCGGCGAACCTCGATTTTACGGATTGGCAGAAGAGACCGCACAAAAAGAACGCGCCGCTC